AACAGGACAGATCACTGGTAATGTAACTGGTGACCTAACAGGTAACGCAGACACTGCTTCTCTAGTTGACATAACTGAGACTGCTACATCAAACTTGACATACTATCCTACTTTCGTTTCTGCTAACACAGGCAACACTGAAATCAGGACAGACTCAGGTAACTTAACTTACAATCCTTCAACTAATACTCTTACAGTTAATAACTTCAAGTCAACTACTGACTTTGAGGTACAAGGTAACTTAAACGTTACTGGAGCATTGACATTCTTCCAGTCACAGGTTGGTAGTATTGCTAACCATGATACTGATGCTCTTACTGAAGGAAGCACAAATCTTTACTTCACCAATGAGAGAGTTGATGATAGAGTTAATAACTTAATTAATGCAGGTACAGGTATATCTGCAACATATGATGATGCAGGTAATATGCTCACCTTAAGTGCAGTCCAGTCAGATCTTAATACTGACAACTTCACTGAAGGATCTACTAACCTCTTCACCACTGCAGCTAGAACGAGGACTCATTTCACGTATGGTAACGGTGTTGAGTTATCGGGTGGTGGAGAACTTTCTGTTACTCAGGCAGACATTGACACTGATAACGTAACTGAAGGTTCTACTAACCTCTTCACCACTGCTGCAAGGACTCGTGGACATGTTAGTGCTACTGGATCATTAGCATATAATGCTGCTACTGGTGTATTCTCATACACAACTCCAACAACTATTGCATCTCTATCTAACCATGATACTGATGATGTAGTAGAGGGATCAAGCAATCTATACTATACAGATGAGAGAGTAGATGACAGAATCAATGCTCTAATCATCGCTGGTACTGGTGTTACTAAGGTTTATGATGATGCTGCTAATACATACACACTATCTGTTACTCAGGTAGATATTAATTCTGACAACGTAACTGAGGGGTCAACAAACCTCTTTACTACTGCTGCCAGAACACGTACTCATTTCACATATGGTACAGGTATTACCCACTCTGGTGGTACTTTATCAGTTACACAGGCAGACATTGACACAGATAATATTACTGAAGGATCAACCAACCTCTTCACTACTGCTGCTCGCACTAGAGGACATATAAGTGTTTCTGGATCATTAGCATACAACAGTAGCACTGGTGTTATCTCATACACAACACCTGATACTGATGGTGTTTCTGAAGGATCATCTAACCTCTACTACACAGATGCTAGGGCAGATGCTAGAATCGCAGCTGCTGACACTGGAGATCTTAGTGAGGGTAGTAACCTTTACTGGACTACTGCTCGTGGTGATGCTCGTATTGCATTACAAGTTGGTGCAAACCTTGACCTATCAAGTAAGTCAACAACTAACCTATCTGAAGGCACAAATCTTTACTATACAGATGCTAGGGCAGACGCAAGAATTGCTGCTGCTGATACAGATGACCTATCTGAAGGATCAACTAACCTTTACTTCACTAATGCTAGAGCAGACGCAAGAATTGCAGCTGCTGACACTGGTGATCTAACAGAAGGATCTAACCTTTACTATACTAATGCTCGTGCTGATGCTCGTGTTGTTGCAGGTATCACTGGAAAACTTGATGCTTCTGCTGTTAGTACCTTCGGTGGAACTCTAATTGATGACGCAGACGCTGCGGCTGCAAGATCAACTCTTGGTCTTGGATCTGCTGCTCAATCTGCTACAGGTGACTTCGCTACTGCTGCACAAGGTGCAACTGCTGACTCTGCATTACAGGCAGAGACAATTACATTAGCAACTCTTAAAACTACTGTCGCAAACTCTGCTGACTTTGCTGCATTCAAGTTAGCAATCGCTGCTCTATAAGTTAAATGGCAACACCAACATCCAAATCTGAATTAAAAGAATATGCTTTACGCAGGTTAGGTAAACCTGTACTAGAGATCAACGTCTCTGATGATCAATGCGATGACGCTATTGATTATACATTGCAGAAGTTTCAACAGTTCCATTATGATGGTGCTGAGAGAGTCTACCTAAAGCATAAGATAACTCAGGCGGATCTTGATAGGGCAAAGGATACTAATGATACTACAACTACTTCAACAGCTGGAAATTCTACGTGGACTGAATCAAATACTTATATAGAAATACCACAGCATATACTTTCTATTGAAGGAATATTCTCCTTCACTGATAAGGGCACAGCAAACATATTTGATATTAGATATCAGATGCGTTTGAATGACTTGTATGATTTTACATCTACACAGTTCTACCATTACTATATGATTCAGCAACACTTAGGTACAATTGATTTCCTATTAGAAGGAATTAAACCTACTCGTTATGTTGCTACTCAGGATAAATTATATCTTGATATGGATTGGCAAGCAGATGTATTATTAGATCAGTATTTTGTTATTAAATGTTGGAGAGCATTGGATCCTACTACATGGACAGAGATATATGACAACATGTGGGTCAAAGATTATGTTTCTGCTAAGATTAAGAAGCAGTGGGGTGCTAACATGACTAAATTCCAAAACGTCCAGATGCCAGGTGGTGTCACGTTAAATGGGGAGATGATATACAATGATGCAGTCCAAGAGTTGAAAGATTTGGATGAGCAACTTAGACAACAGTGGGAAACTCCACCATTAGACATGATAGGATAACATGGCTACTAACCCTTACTTTACACAAGGCACTACAGGTGAGCAAGACATGCATGAAAGTCTTGTCATTGAGCAGATTAAGATGTACGGTAAGAATGTCTATTATATCCCAAGGACTTTAGTTAAAACTGATAGTGTATTCGGTGAGGATACAATGTCGAAGTTTGAGGGAGCATTTGAGATAGAAGCATACATTGAAGACAACACAGGATTCCGAGGAGACGGTGATATGTTCTCCAAATTCGGAGTCCAAATTGCTGATCAGGCAACGTTTGTTATCTCAAGAACAAGATTCACTACTGCGGTAGATGATAACGCAACCTTAATAGTGGAGGGCAGACCAAATGAAGGCGATCTCGTATACTTCCCGATGGCAAATAAGATCTTTGAGATCCAGTTTGTCGAGTATGAAGTACCATTTTTCACGTTGGGTAAACAATATACTTGGGGACTACGATGTGAACTCTTCCAGTACAGCGACGAAGATATCGACACAGGAATCACAGAAGTTGATGCAGTGGAGGTCAATTATGCCAATGCAATAAGTGTTAACGTTGCAGATGGTGGTAGTGGAGACTTCGTTGCCGAGGAGATTGTAACAGGTGGTAACTCTAATGTCACTGCTACTGTTAAGTCTTGGAATAGTGCTACACGTCAGTTAGTTGTATACAATAGGTCAGGAATCTTCAGTATACCTGAGACTCTTACTGGTAATACATCTAGTGCTGCGTGGACAAGTGCTACATATAATACACTAAATAATGTGAATGACGAATCTCAAGCCAACTTTGTCATAGAGACTCAGGCAGATGGTATCATTGATTTCACTGAAGGTAATCCCTTTGGTGAGTTTGGAAATAAAGGAAGTAGTATCTAATGTTAGGAACTTATTCATATCACGAAATTATTAAGAAGACGGTGGTCGGTTTCGGTACACTGTTTAATAATATTGAACTTCGTAGGGTAACATCTGGTAAAACAGAAGTTATGAAAGTACCTCTGGCATATGGTCCTCGTCAGAAATTTCTACAACGTCTGCAACAGGTAGGTCTTAATAAGACTACAACTCAAATTACTCTACCTCGTATCTCCTTTGAGATACAAGGGTTTAATTATGATGCCACTAGGAAAGTATCTCCTACTCAATATTTAAGGGCTACTCAAGCTGATGGTAAAGAGTTTAAATCCTTTATGCCAATACCATATAATTTGAATTTTGAATTGGCAATCATGGCAAAGAATCAAGACGATGGTCTTCAAATTCTTGAGCAGATATTACCTTACTTTCAACCAAGTTTTAGTATCACACTAAACCTTGTGCCTACTATGGATGAGAAGAAGGACTATCCAATTACATTAACATCTATAGATTATCAGGATGTATATGAAGGTGACTACGATACTCGTAGGACACTGGTATATACTTTACAGTTTGTTGCTAAGACTTACTTATACGGTCCAGTCCAAGACAAGTCTGGAGAGGTTATCAAGAAGGCTATTGTTGATTACACTGCTGATACTAAGAATGCACCTAATGCACCACGTGAGATTAGATATCAGGTAACACCTGATCCAGTCACTGCTGATGCAGATGATGATTTTGGATTCAATGAGTTAACCAGTGAGTTTGTAGATGCTAAACAGTATAACCCAGTGACAGGACAAGATGAGTGATTTTGAAGCTATTGAAAATGCAATGAACGTGGACACTTCCATTGTTGAAAATGAAGGTGGTTGCGTTAAACGCAGTGATAAGGCACTTGAGGTCGCACAAGATACTAAAAAACAACTGAGGAAAGACTATGACTATACAAGAGGTAATTTATATTCTCTAATAGAAAAAGGTCAAGAAGCAGTTGATGGTATACTTGAGTTAGCACAAGAGTCAGACCAACCAAGAGCATATGAAGTAGCAGGACAACTTATCAAACATGTCGGTGACGTTGCTGATAAACTTGCAGACCTTCATAAAAAAGTTAATGAGATAGAGAATCCGAAAGGATCTTCATCTGATAAACAAGTCACCAACAACACCATGTTTGTTGGTAGCACAGCAGAACTTGCTAAATTCTTAAAACAAAAGCAAGATAAATAATCTAGTAAAGGTATTCTTTTAAAATGTCAGTATTAAACGTTATTGATACGCAAACAGTAAGTGGTTCGGGTACTGCCTACATCACAGTTAAGTCTGGTGTACTGCGTGTCTTAGCAACTTCAGCATCTTCAATACAAGTAAATGCTGGACCTGCAATCACCCTAGCAGCAGGTGTCCCTGAGTTAATCTCATGTGGCAAACCTGCAAACGCACGAATTGCTTCTGCAACTGGTGCTAATCCTCAAGTTATCACTGTAGAAAGTGGTGGTACTCCTGGTCATAAGTTTGTGACTGGAGACTATATCTCTACTCAGAATGGTGGTGACACAACATACGCAGCTGCATTTGTATCTGCTGTAGGTAGTGGTAAAGTAGTTGCTTCAACAACTGATGGTACCATTACTACTGATATTGATTCATCTAGTGCAGGTGGAAACTTTAGTAATGCTGATGCACAACTAATCCTAGGTCAAACTCCTCTAGTTAATAGAGCAGTTAAACTAACCGCAGGTAGTGCTGATGTGGTAGTAGAGCAAGTCCAAATCGTTGGTGGATAACATGTTATCTTTCTCAAAACTTAATGAGCTGAAGAATTCAACTTTATTAAGTTACAGTCAAAAAGCAACAAATGACTTAGCCTTCAAGGGTGATGGTAAAAAGAAAGCTCGTAAGAGAGCTACTGGAATCAAAACCGCTACAGGAAGACTAGCAATGAGAGCTACTGATCCTGATGGTAAATTAGGATGGAATAAAAATCCTAAGAATGAAGAGTTTGAGCAGGAAGGTACAACTTGGGGTCTCTATAAAGGAGACGGTAAACCTAAAGGTGCTGCTGCTGCTTTTGCTAAGAAAGCTGAGAAAGATAAGAAGAAGAAAAAGGAAGAGAAGAAACCTGTAGATGAGGCAAAGGTAGATAAAGGTCGTAGCGATTACGGTAAAGCATCTATCAGAAACTATAGAAGAGCAGGTCCAGGTCACGGTGATCCTGGTATGTTTGACCCAGAAGGTAAGAGAGGGAAAACTATTGACAAACGTAGGGAAGAGCACAAATCACGTCGTGGTGTAAAGGGTGCTAAAGTACCTGCATATAAGAGAGAAGAGTATGTCCCAGAGGAGGGATATGACCACTGGAGAGACAAGCAACTAGAAAGAGGTACTTGGAAAGGTGGTGGTGGATCCTCTAGCGGTGGAGGTAAGAAGTCCAAAGGTAAAACTAATTACCAAAAACAAGCAGAGAAGGAGCACGGTAAAGGTGTTACTGCTCTCGACATCGTTAAGAAAAACATTGAAAAGAAACATGGTAAAGGAGCTATTATGAAAAATGAAGAAGTAATCAGTGAATTATCAGCTGATACCCTACAGAAAGCATCTAAGGCTGCTGACATAGACCGTGGTAAGAAAGCAGTGGCTGGCGACAAGGCAGGTGCTGCTAAGAGAGTTAAGCAAGCATCTAAATTCTATACAGCAGGTGCTAAGAAAAGAAAGTCTGAAGCAAAGGAAGAGTATACTGTTACCAATGCTGACAAGAAAGGTAACACACCTGCATGGCAAGGATACAAGTCAGGTAAGAAGAATGCCAAGACAGGCAAACCTCTATACAAAGCTGCTGACCATGTGAAAGAAGGTCACTGGGAGTATCATGAGAAGGATGGACTGAAGAAATTCAGCGATTTCCTTAAGGAAGGAAACCCTACCACTAGAATGCTACAGAAGTCTAAGTCACAACAAACTGGAAACATTAGTGCAGACAGGGGTACAGACGCAAAAAAGAATAAAGAGTCCCGCAAGGGGCTCGAAAAAGACCTAAAGAAGAAAGGTATCGGATACAAGAAAGGTACTGGTGAATACAAATATGATGATGGATCCAAGGGACGTGAAGTTTCGTATCAAACTTCACCTGGTAAGGGCATGTCCAAGCGAAGGTTTGGTAAAGTAATGCGTAGACTTGGGAGAAAGCATGGACAAGAATCTGTTATAACTAAAGACAAGGGCAAGCCAGCACGTTTACATGACACTGAGTCTAAGAAACCAGGTAAGTCAGTAAACATAGGTAAGTCTAAACCTGGTAAGCATCCATCTGGTGCTGGTGAAACTTCTGGCACAAAGGTTAGAAGTCAGAAACTATCCAAGAAGACAAACAAACCAAGTTATCACTATGGCTGAAGAAAGAAGAAAGGTCTGTAAGTACTGCGGTCTTACAGCACCTATAAACCATCAACGTCCATACACATGGATAGAAAGGCACGAGAAGAATTGTGCAAAGAATCCTGCACTTGCATAAATAGTGCAAAAGGAGGTTATTATGTGACAATTACATATGAGAGAGCAACTATTACGTGCTGTAATGGCACATGCTCAAGGTGAAATCGCAAAACACAAAGCAAACGTAGAAGTATACCTAGAACATCCAGCAGGTATTGGAGAGCACTCTGATATCACTGAAGCTATAGGTCAAGAGTTAGATAAGATATCAAGGTATCATGATCAGGTAGAAGTTATAAATAAGTATTTCAAAGCACCATCGCAAATTAACGGTTGAAGGATAAGAA